AGCGGCACCAGGTTGGGGAAGTCGCCGACGCGCAGGTGGCGGTGCGGCTTGAAGTCGCGGAAGTCGCGCCGCAGGAAGATCTGGCGGTAGGTCGGGTTGGCCGGCGCATAGGCGGCAAGCAGCATCTTGTTGGCCGCGGCCGAGAGCAGCAGGGGGAAGTCGCTGGTAGTCTGGAAGGCGCGCTCGGCCAGCTTGGCGGTGTCGCGCGGGATGTTTCGCTCGCCGCGGGCCCGCATCAGTTCGGCGACCATCTCGGAGGGGCGCCAGCCGAGAAACTCGGCGTGGCGGCCGGAGGTGGGCGCCTGGTAGCCCGGCATGGCGCGGACAGCCAGCGCCTCCGCCATGGCGTCGCGCATCACTTCCGGATCCTGCGACGCCGGACCGGCCGCCGGATTGGCCGGCAGCGTCGGCGTCGCGGCGCGGCCGCGCTGCGAGAAGGCGTCCCACAGGCGGCCGCGGAGCACATCGGCGGAGACCCGCTCGCGGACGGCGGCCTGGCGCTGGGCGTCGATCTGGTCGTCGGGCAGCAGCCCACGGGCGGCGGCGAGCACCGGATCGTAGCTGGCGATGCGCTCGGTGGCAGCACGATCAGCCTCGGCGCGGATGGCATCGAGGTCCGGCGCCGTAGGCGGCGTCACGGACGGGGCCGCCGGAGCAGGCGCAGGGTTGGTAGTCATTGTCGCGTTGGCCTCCTGGCCCTTGGCGGTGGTGGTCGCGGCGGTGTCTGCCGGGTCCGGCATGGTGGTCTCCTGGGTGGTGATGGGGCTGGGGTCGGCGATTGCCGGCTCGATGGCTGGCACGGGCGGAACATCTCCGGCGCCGCGCACGGCGGCGGCCGGGTCGACAGGCAGAGGCACCACCGAGATCTCGTAGGGTTCCCAATCGACCGCGCGGTGGACGGTGCCGGCGATTGGATCGGCGATCGGCTCGTAGCGGTGCACGCGGTAGCCGACGCTGATGCTGCGCAGCGTGCCGTCGGCGATGCGCTGCCAGAGCGGTTCGACATCGGCGGCGGAGGAAAACTGCAGCGTGGCAATGCCCCGGCCTGCCTCGAGCCGGGCTGCGATCACCCGTCCCACCACATCGCGGGCATCTCCGCTGCGGTGGGTGTTCAGCACCGGGGCGCCGCCATCTCGGAGGCCCTGCATGCGCACGGCGTTGGGCGACATGTCGAGCTCCTCGGTGATCAGGCCGAGGGGCGGGACGAAGTTGCGGGCGCGGGCGCCGGTGGACCACACCACCTCGACGGTGCGGGCGGCACGATTGACGGTGGCTGGTGCCGAGAGGGCACGCGCGGCGGTGATCGAATGCCCACCGGTGGGAAGTCGATCGGCATGCGTCGTCGCCGGCGCAGGATTGCTCCCGCCCGGTTCGGTAGGTTCGGTCATTGGGTCAGCCCTGCTGTTGCGTGTCCTGCGGTCGCATCGGCATCGCAGCCCCGGTTGCCGCGATCTCGATGGCCGCCATCTGAGCCGCGTCCTGCGCTGAGCCCGACTTGGCGACGCGGCGAGGATCGCTGTCGAGCGAGATGCCGGCATCGTCGAGCAGCGCGTTGGCCTCGCGGATCATCTCCACTGCTTGGCGGAAGTCGTAGCCGAACGAGCCCACGGCCTCCGGCTGTGGCACGAAGCCCGCCCGCACCTGGGCGATCAGGGCAGTGGTGTCCTTCAACGGGTCAATCATCTCGTGTGCCGGCGGCACGTGCGCCAAGCCCTCCGGCATTTCGGCACCCCACAAACCGAGGAGCGCTCCCTGCTGGTGAAAACGGTCGGCGATCGGCCGCACGAGCATTGGAATCAGCATGCCGTACTGCACCTGTTCGCACAGCCGGCGGAACTCGATCTTGCCGGCTCGCAGGCTGGAGTAGTTCGCCTGGGTCAAATCGCCGGAAACCTGGTCGTAGGTGAGGCCGGCGCCGACCGAGGCTGCTTCCAGTGTGCGCCGGGCAAAGGCGGTGTGGCTGCCACCGCCCGAGGGGTTCACCACCTCCACCGAGCCGCTTCCCCGGCGATAGAGGATCATGCCTGGCTCGAAGGCTTCGACAGGCCTGCCCTGGGCATCGCGCAGCAGGCCCGCAGCCGGCCCGGTTAGTACCTCGTCGCCCTCCTCGGTGACAACGGCGGCAAGGCATGCCTCGATCTTGGCCTTCATCAACAGCGCGGCCTCGTAGTCGCCAAGGTCACGCAGCCGGAGCAGGATCGGTGCCAGCCACGACACGTCGCGCAGCTGGCCGGGCCGGCGCTTGCGATAGATGTGCAGCACTTCTCCGGCCGGAACCGGCACGCTGGACTGGTTGCTGCCTGGCAGATACCAAGCGGCACCAGGGTGTTGTGGGAAGAGCCAGTAGGCCGCCGGTGTGCCCGTGGCATCGAGGGTGATGCCTTGCACGGTGATGGCACCGCTAATTGTGCCGGTGCGGCTGGCGTCGAGATGGTCGCTCTCCAGCACCTGCAGCCGCAGGCCGATCGGGTTGGTGGCCGTCGGCTCAGTGATCAGCATCCGCACCAGGCACTCGCCGCTCTCCACGACCGAGCGCATGACCAGCGCCTGCAACCCGTAAAGATCGAGCCGCCCCTCGGCGTCGCAGGCGGTGCTATCCGCCCAGCGCCGCCAAGCATCGGCGTGCTTCTTGTCGGGCCACCGCGTGGTGATGCCGGCGCCGACAGCGTTGCCCGTCCAGAGGTCGATGATACGGCCCGCGTACGGGTCATTACGTACGGCATCGCGCGCACGGCGCGTGATGGTGCTCGAAGCGCTCGCCACCTCGCTGTTCGCGCTACCTCCCGAAGCCGCCCAGGCCGAGGCGCGTGCATCCTGGGCCGCGGCATAGCCGCGCAGGGCGCGCCAGGCGTCGCGGAGACGGGTGGGAATCATCGGTGTTCCTACGGTCCTACTTCGCGATCAACCGCTTCACGACCTCGAGCACCGTGCCCTCGCCGAGCAGCAGCAGGAGCACGATCGCGATCAGGACGAGTTCGATCCGCTTGAGGCGCGCTTCGGTCTGCTTCCAGCGCTCAGCGCAGACCGCCTCATGCACGGCGAGCTTTTGCGCGACATCATCCTCGGACATCGGGAATCTCCTGCTTGTGGTCGTCAGCCGGCGTCGCGCCTGAAGCGCGCAAGCGTGACGCCAGGGCGGCGTTGCGCTGGGTTCTCCGTGGCGTAGCCGGCTGCAAGAGCGCGGGCGATCTCGTCGAGCGAGCGGTATTCGACGGTTCGCCCCTCGAAGGTCACCCGCGTCGTGCCGCCCGAGAACGCGTCAGCCAGGCCACGCCAGCGATTGCCGGCCGGCTGCGCGATGGCCCAGGCCAGTGCGTCGGGATTCATCGTGATCTCCGTCAGCGCAGCCAGCCCCCGCGCGGCCCGAGCCAGGACCGAGGTCGCATCGCCGTGGCGGTGGCCGCGGACTCCAATGCTGGTCCTGCCGAGACCATCGGCTGTTGGCCGGTTGGGTCGTTGGCGGTTGCCGCTGGCTGCGGCGGCAGGAACGGCGCATCCGCTATCTCCTCTCGAAGCCGCTGCCAGTAGCGGTCGCCGTAGCGATCGGCGCCGAGCAGCCACAGCGCGGCACGTGCCAGCACCGCGCAGTCCAAGGCCTCGTTCCGCTCCCGCAGCTTGGCCCATTCCTGCCGGGCAAAGCCGCGGCGGTCCTTCACCGTCCGCAGTTGCTCGGCGACCAGTTGCTTCACCCACTCGACCTCGACGCCGCGCGGTAGATGCACCCAACCCTGGGGGAAGGCATCTGCTTCACCGCGGCCGAGCCAGAGCCGGCGATACAGGTCGGCCTTCCAGGTTGAGACCGACACCGTCCACAGCTTCAGACCGCGACGCAGCTTCTGGCCGTTGACCAGCGCATCGACCAGGGTCGGCCCCTGCACCGGCTGCGCCCGGTTCCAACCCTCCACGCCCTTGGTCGGCGCGATGCGCGGATCCCGCAGGTGGCGCAGATGGCCATAGACCGAGGCGGTGTCCCGGCCGCCGGTGTCGACACACACCTTGGCGATGCGCATTGCGCCGGCGGCGCCCGTCTCTCGCGGCCAGTCCCGCGCCAGCAGTTTCGCCAGTTCCTCCCACGGCGCCCGCTCTCGTGGACTGCCGGGGATCACCACATGGTCGATCAGCCAGGAGGTATAGCCTTCAGCCCAACCCCACACATCGACCTCGATCCGGTCGTCCTGCACGTCCACGCCTGCCGTCAGCACCAGGGCACCAGATGGCACGGTGCCGAGGGAGAAATCCTCCCGCCGCTCGACCAGGCGTTCCCAATCCGGCGCTTCGCCGTGCTCCTGCCAGACCTCGCCGAGCACGGTGTTGCGGAAGGTCTTGAGGTCCTCCGGCTTGCCCTGCGCTGCCTCCCAGTCGCGAGCGATCTGCTCCCAGGAAAGCCAGCCCACCGGCGAGTAGAGCGCCGAGATATGGAAGCCGACCGTGTTCGGGTCCTGCGAGGTGGCCATGGCCCGCCATTCCCCACCGGCCAGCATTGCCGTCTTGTGGTGCTCACCGATCGCCAAGTCGCAGGCCTCGCAGTGGTAGGCCACTGAGGTCGGGTTGCCCTTCTCCCAGATCAGCCGTTCGAAACGCAGCCACTGCATCGCCTGGCAGTGCGGGCACGGCACGAAGAACCGCCGCTGATCGCTCGCCTGGTATTCCCGCTCGATCCGGCTGCGCCCGGCGATGGTCGGCGTCGAGACCAGGTATGCCTTGCGCCGCCAACCGAAGGTCCGGGCCCGCGCTTCGGCCAGCGCGATCGGATCGCCCTCGCCCTCGACGTCGCCGGGATAGGCATCGACCTCGTCCAGGAACAGGAACCGCGCCGTCATGGAGCGCAGCCCGACCGCCGAGTTTGCACCCGTCAGCACCAGGATGCCGCCCGGAAACTCCTTGGACAGCATGGTGTTGCCGCTGTCCCTGGCCCTGGCAGGTGCTACCCGCTCGCGCAGGGCCGGAGTCTCCTCCAGCAGAGGATCGATCCTCTGCCGGCTGAAGCGCTTGGCCAGTTCCACCGTCGGCTGCACCGCCAGCACCGGGGCCGGCACATGGTGCATGATGTAGCCGAGCCAACAATTGCCCCCTTCGCTCGCGCCGACCTGCGCGCCTTTCATGAACACCACGCGCCGGGCGGGATGCACCGCGGACAGGGCGTCCATGATGTCCCGCAGATACGGGGTCCGCGATGTCCGCCACGGCCCGGGTTCCGACGAGGCCCGCGTGCTCAGCACCCGGTGTTGGTCGGCCCA